GTGTTCAAACTTTTGTGCGAACTCTTCACGCAACTCGGCTGTTATCTCCTCTCTTGCTTCATTTATTTGTGCTTCCCAAGCCTCTGATATTTGCACTGAAACTTCTTCAGATAGCATATCAGACTCAAGAAGACCAGCAAGGATTTCATTTGTTGCCATTGTTGGTTCTCCTTCTTCTATTAAAGTTTAAGTTCTCTAATGAACTTAACTATTTCTTTCGACAAGTACTTTTGAGCCGACTTGTCCATTTGAACACTCTGTGCTAACTTCCATGTATCGAAGCCGCCATTCATGTTCATTAATCCTTCGTATATTGCTTTCGGATATGCGTCCGGGGCACTTGGCTGTGCCACAATATCGACAGTGATAATTTCATAATTGCTCACTTTACCAGCGTGGTCAACTTCACCAGAACCACGAGACGAGACACCTAAAGTGGCACCTGATTCGATTAATGTTCTGATAATGTTACCCATTGGTGTAGGAACAATTTTTAGTTTACCAAATCCGTCAGAGCCGTCCATCCACATATTTTCAATAATATGCGAAACACGGTCGACATTGACTGTTAATTCAGGTGGGTGGTCGCATTCGCCTAACACTGGAAATCCTTCCTTAATTCTTTTCTGGACTGATTCCACTGCTTTAGTAATTTCGTTCACAGGGTACATTCTTTGGTTGGCATTCTTAACGTCACCTTGGACGAAAATACCTTCCATAAACATACTCTTTTCACCTGACTCGTTCTCAACAATACGTGACTTAACGTTTGCTTGATTATGTGTATATTTTTCAATAAGAACTGTCATTGGTTTCTCCAAATAGATATTTTGTTACTTAGGCTTTTTTCGGTGCTGGTGCTTTCTTGTTACCAACTGTGTTTACATTACCTGTTTTCATATCTCCTGCTGTTGCTGAGCCGCCTGATGTGTTACCATCATTTTGTCCAACTGGTCCTGCATCACTTTCGTCTGCACCACCATCTTTGGCTACTGGTGAAGAACCCTCTCCATCATCGCCTTCTTTAGCAGTTGCTGGAATAGTATACTCTTCCAACTTTTCGTCTTCGTCTAAGTCTTCAGATGCCGCTTCTTCAACTGATTCATCAGTTTCTTCTGCTTCTTCGAAAGTTTCTTCAACTGACTCTTCCATTTCTGGCTCATCAATATCTAAATCCATGTCCATATCCATGTCCATGTCTTCGCCTTCTTCATCTTCATCTTCTGCATTATCTTCTTCACCTGACATAATTTTTTCAAATTCTGCTTCTAGGTCTGATAACGCTGACTCTAAATCTTCTACTCTGTCTTCCATATCTTCAGCAGGTGCTTCTTCATCACTCATTTCTAAGTCATCAATAGCCTCTTCGTCTGATACGTCTTCATCGTCAAAGATTTCTTCATTTTCAATTTCATCAGAATCTTCTTCGATATCGTCTACCAAAGTTTCTGACTCTTCTATTTCCTCAAGTTCTTCTTCTACAACTGTGTCGCTTTCGTTAAGAGAATCCTCGTGGATTTGTCGTGCTTGTTCAACAACAAAGTCATGTAAAAGCGATTCGGCTTTTGCAGTTTCCTCATTGATTAACAATTCTAGCACTTGTTCTAGTGTACTTCTTGACATTATAAGTCTCCTTAAAAATCTTATTCATACCACGCAATTGCGGCAGGGTTATAGAATCACACACATAAACTAATAATAAGTCTATAGTGGGTTTCATACACAAGTATTTATAGGGATTAAGTGAGTATATGGATAATACACTCGGAAATGAGCAGTTTTTTCGGTTATTGCTCTTAACCTAAGATATTTAGTAAGTTTTACTATTCTTTAAAACTATACTTAATAGCAAAATACAGATATTATAAGTCTAATTCTCCAGCACCACCAGCCGCTGTTGCATCTGCCGGTCCATACTGTTTCTTAACTTGTACATCTTCTGATGCTTTTTGAAACTTTCTATATTCTCTTATTTTTCTTAATTTAGAAAGATGCACAAGAGTCAGACGAGTTTTACGAGTATCACTTAAGTCGATAGCCGTAAAATCATCATCTTCTGGTGAATAGTTTTCATTTATTTCAATATATTTCATACTAGTATTTATGCATCCACGTCAGTATCAGTGTCTGAACCGCCAGATTCATCACCAGAAATAACTGAGGCATCTGCATCTGCATCATCACTATCTAAGTCATCGAAGTCATCGCCTCCAGCATCAAAGTCGCCACCTGCAGGTCCTGGAGATGCTCCAACCCCTTTAAGTCCGTCATCACTGCCTTGCATTGGGTCATCAACGTTACGTTCTTCTTTCCATAACTTTGAATTTTCTAAGATTTCTTCTTCAGAAAGTCCTAAGAAGCGTTTCATTGCAAAACGCTTACTAACGTAATCTGCACCTTCGATACTTGTAAATACATTCATTGCTACTTGGTCTACTTCTGCTTGACGATACTTGCCAAAGTTCTGAACAACGTTGAATGACAAATCAAAAGAACTACTTTCAATCATAACACCACGATGTTTTAAGAACATCTTAAATTCTTTATCTAATTCTTCGACAATAAGTTGTTGTAGTCTTTCACAATATTTCGTAAATCTAAACTCTTGTATCATTGCAGTACCAGTTCTACCGTCATTAAACGCAGAACCATTTGCATCCATACCACCCAAATAACTTGGTGGCACACGTAAACCTCTTAATAGTTTATCATTGAAGAATTTCAAGTCATCAATTTCACCTAAGTTTTCACCACCTGGTAGTGTTTCAACTTTAGAACCACGACCTTCAGCCGTTTGAGCAAAGAAGTAATCTTCCATGATAGAAAGTGGATTGTATGCACTATCAACAACGTTAGCACCACCACCAGTTTTAGATGGGATTCTTCGTTGATGAATTTCATTCTTAATACGTTCTAAGTGTTGACGTGCTTTATGAGTTGGCATATCACCAACGTCAATATAAAATACTCTACGTTCTGGCGCACGTTGTACACGATAGATAATAATAGAGTCTTCTAGTAATTCTTTTTGTTTGTATACTTTAAATACAGGCTCAAGCATACTTGTGCCAAAAGGCCAGTATTGGTCGATACCTTCACTTAAAGATACATGAATAACATGCTTGGCATCAATTGCTGTTGATGTTTGGTCGTCAGCAAAGCGAGAACCAGGTGCAGAATTAGCCGCAAATCCTTGTTGTTGTCCCGATGTTTGAGTTGGAATACCCATTTGCTGTGAACCAGTCTGTGACAACTTCACGGTATCCGCAGTGATATTAAGACTTTGCATATTAATATCTAAGTCTTTGATATAATAGGCTTCAATTTTCTTACCTTTACCTTCGTTTACAACAACTTTTTCAACTTTTGCTGGATTGACCCAATATAATTTGTATGTTTCTGGGTCTCTTACGAATAATTGATCACCATATTTGACTGTATTTCTAAAAATTCTAAAAATACGTTTGTTCATTTCGTTCATTGTACACCATTGGCGTAATGATTTTTGAAGAACTTCGTTTTCTGTAAATGATGGGTCATCATTAAATTGTACAGAAAATGGTAATTTTGTAGTTTCACTGAACAACGTAGAAAATTCTGCGATAGTATCTAATGCCGCATTGACTTCAGAATCCATATCCATTTGGTCATATTGACCATATCTTTGGGCTCTATTGGGTTGACCCATATAAACTTCTGGTAGCCAACTGCTATATTTCGAACTAGACGCATTGCCTCCACTAGTGCTGCCACTATCAGATGGGCGTACTGGGACGCCGTCATATGTTTTAAAGTATTTTTTCCAAGTCATAATTTATTCCTAATTCTATTTATATTAACATATTCCATGTGTGTTGTCAACCATATTTACTGTTTAATTATTTACTGTCGAGGCTTTCCAGAATTTTTGTCAAGAGAGCGACATTCTTCTTTGTTTCTGAGATGTCGGTGAGTAACTCTGAGTAATCCATCACCTCTTTTGTAGAAGAAGACATGCCTTGCATTTTTACCCTCTTTTTCTCCATTTTGGCTAGGTGGTCGATAAAATCGTCCAATACTTCTTGTGTTTGCTCGGGGTCTGTAAGAGAAGTTAGGGCGTTGAGTGCTAATACCTTATTATCTTCTGTGCCTTGAGCCCCATCAATATCACCAAAATTACCAGTTATTGCGGCAATCATATTACCCCATAAATTGGTAACGTTCGAAGCTCCACTCTTTGATGATGACCCTATGTCCAGCCAGAGTTGATCCCACGCTGACCCGACATTGGCTACACCAGCAGTAATATTTTCAAAGTCTATAGTAAATTCGGCAGAAGCTAATTGGAATTCGAGTTGTTCCTTCGTTGTATCTGCTATATTTTGTATTACGGCTTCCATTTTAAAGTTTGAGGCGCGTTCAGTTTGAACATCTCCCTGACGTGCTACATTGTTAGCCGATGCCATTACCACCGCATCTGTTCCTTCAGCGTTAGTATTAATACCCTCGTTCATATTCTTGATGAGTGGCACAAGTTTTATTAATTGTCCAAGATTTGATTGGATACTTTGGGTACTCAAGACTTGAGTTTTCAGTACTTGGCCCATGTCAATCTGGCCGTTCACAAAGTCTGGCAGAGTATTTTTGAATAACGCATTAGATTCTTCTAGTGATCCATCTTGGAATGTAGGCATAAGAGAAGCGACATACTGTAA